TTACCCATCGGAGCGGGACAGGAGCTTTTCTCTGAATTTGCAGTGGTCACTATATAACCACCTCGCTCTGCCGTGGATGAGTTTGGCTTTGGGGAGATCGCCGGACTTAATCCGGTCGTATATGAAGGTTTTTCCAAAGCCAGTATCCGCCATGATGAATTTCAGATCAACAAGGCTATCTGGTTGCATCTCATGTTTCATCTTCCACCTCTCGTTAAAGCCAAATGCTTGCCACGTTCTTCAAACTCTTCCTGACAGTCAGCGCAGCGCTGACAACCCGCCACCAGTTCCCGGCGCCGAGCCGGTATCTCTTCCCCGCAGTCGCGGCAGTGAGTAGCTGAAACTGCGTTATGGTTGATGCGCATGTTCTGGATGGTCATTTCCAGCCGGCGCTCTGCCAGCTCGTTGGCCTGATCGATGATTTCTGGCATGTCAGCGCTCCTTTATCTTTCCGTTCAAAATGCCGATTTCCACATAGAGATGGCTTGGCGTTAACCCAAGCTGCTTTATCAGCGGCATGCATCCGTTGAGGATCGGTCGTGATATCTCGTCGCAACTTAAAGCGGGATATGACCTCCGTTGTGCCTTAACCTCATCGTTGGCCCTGCGTGCGATGCTTCTGAGCGCATTTTTCTTTTCTTCTGGCGTCATGCGACCCCCATATAAGCGCGAATGAAAGCCGCAGCTGCCTGGGCGTTTATGGCGTTGCCGTAACCCTTCAGGCGGCCGACGCGGTTGCTGCTTGCCACTCTTGCCACCCCGGGCTCGACTCGTCCCATGCGTGCGGCAGCCCCATCAACCAGCGGGAATGTGCCGGGTTCAACTGGACGCCATTTGCCATCTCGACAAAAGAGCCAGTCCGCATCTCGCCAAAAACCGTTAACCTCAAGGGGCCGCAGGTGAACGCCTGGCGCGGCAACTGGTCCAGTCGCTCTTTCCCGTCCCGCAGCGCCGTCATTCCCGCTGAGTCCTTCCAGTCGCGCGATGTTGGAGTTACCCAGCCCGCCATTCTGGCCGCTCCTCCCAATGTCGATCCCCTGCTCGGAGCATTTGCGGCGGCTCCCAATCCCCTGACCTGGTTGTTGTCGATTGTGGTTGGCGTCGGCCAGCCGGACATCATCGCCGCCGTTTGAATATTCATCCCGCCCTGGCGCCCTGACGTCCCCGCGCCGGTCACTGATGATGCCGTGGGAGTGGGCCACCCAGTAGGCTCGCTCTCTGATGTGCGGAGCACCGATGCCCGCTGACGTAAACGGCACAAGCCCGAAGGCGTATCCCACTCCTTCCAGGTCAGCTTGTACAAGGTCGAACCATGTGTTTGCGTTACCTGCTGCAACCTGTTCGCCAAAGACATGCTGAGGTCTGCGCTCGCTGATGAGATGGAAGAAGTGGGGCCAAAGGTGCCGCTCGTCAGCAAACCCATCTCCTTTGCCTGCCGCGCTGAAAGGCTGGCACGGGCAGGAGCCAGTCCAGACCGGGCGATTGTCAGGCCATCCTGCGAGGCGGAGGGAATGGGACCAGACGCCGATACCGGCGAAAAAGTGGCACTGGGTAAATCCTCTGAGGTCGTCAGGTGTGACATCTTCAATACTCCGTTCGTCAACTTCGCCCGGGGCGATATGCCCGGCGGCTATGAGGTTACGCAGCCACTGCGCCGCGAATGGGTCGATCTCGTTGTAGTAAGCTGCCGCGCTCATGCTGCCTCCGTCTTCACAACGTCAATGGCGCAGCCAGGGAGCAGCTCAACGGAAGCGGTGGCGCACTGGTTTCCCCAGTGGCTCCAGCCTGGCGCTGCGCTGCGACTGAACAGCTCAATCCGCGGCACGTCGCCGTAGAGCAGTTCCAGGCGGTGCCGAACTTCCCACGGTTTCTCGCTGTGCGCGCCGAGTGGGCTGTAGACCACCTGCTTAATGCCAGCGTGCTTACGTTCAAGCCCGGCGCCGCGGGTGGCGATCAGCACGTCTTCCGTGTTGGCGCGGGTGTGGTTGCCGCCGTTCATGCGCGTCTCTGCATTCAGCAGGTCGAGGAAGTCGTAAAAGTTGGTCACATCGCCCTCTGCCAGAGCCTTGGTAATGCGCAGTTCGGCCAGCTGGTTCAGCTTCACCCAGGTGAAGCCCTTCATGGTGCGCACCGTAAATCCCCAGGCCTCGGCCAGCTCGATCGCCTCCTGGTTGTGGGTGCCGGTGTACCACATCGCCAGCACAGCGTTATCTGCGGCGAGCTCCCATACCGGCAGCCGCTTCATATCGAGCAGGCTCATGGTGGGGTAGTGATCGACGGCGGCACCGTTGCTGATCGTGTTCCCGTAAGACCAGGCCGGGTCGGCATAGATAAGTGAGTAGCGTTTCATCGCGCACCTCTTTTCGTGTCCAGCTCTTCAGCCAGCCTCTGAGCCTTTAACGGGTTTCTTACCACTTCACCAGATGGCATTAGCCAGCCACGATGAAGGACGGAGTACATGCACTTCACTTTTCCTACGGTTATGGCGTCGCGGTAATGTTTCATTTCCACTGCTCCCCGAAGGTGAACCCGATCTCCGCCAGCGATTCATCCATCTTGCTGATGAACTCCGGCACCATTTCGTTGAAGTCGGACATGTATTTGTCGTCGCGCTCAACAACCACGTGATGAATGCCTTCTCGCTTCATGCGAGGGTCATAATTCGCGAAATACCAGGCATCCTTCCCGGTTACCCACATGCTGAATTGCACCTGGGCCATGTAGGCGGATTTGATAGCCTCGAAGCCGCCAAGCCGGAATTTCATGAAGTCGCGAGAGGTGAAAGGGCACTTCAGCTCAAGGCCGCGACCATCACTGCACAGGCCGTCTGGTGAGCAGGCGGTGCGCATGCCTTCGTCACGAAAGAGTATCGGCGACTCGGTTACCTTCACGTCGGTGGTGAACTCAAACAGTGTGCGAGCGTCGGCCTCATACTGTTTCCCCCAGGCCAGCGCCTTGGCGTTAACTTCAGGCGCCTCGCCGGTGCACACTTCGGCAAGGAGCGTAAGGAAGTAGGACATCTTCATATCAGTCCATTTCTTGCCTGACTTGGGCTTAGAAATGACGTTGTGAACTTCCGAGGCAGTGATGACGCCTAGGCGTAAGCGGTGCCAGGATTCATCTCCCTGTTCAACGCGGGTAACGTCAATGCCAGTTCGCTCGAGGATAATTTCTGGTGTCATGCTGCCACCTGCGCTTTTTTCTGAAGGAAGCTAAAGCCTTTCTGCGCTTCTTCTTCGGTGAGCTGTGATGCCTGGAAAATGTCACGCTTGAAGATGTTGCTGCACAGAGGCAGGAAGTCCTGCTCCCAGTCCTTATTCATGGACGTCAGGAGGTCGGTAATTGCCTGCAGCGTTTCCTCACTGGCCACCAGGGGGAGCGCCTCTGTCGTGCTGCGCGGCGTCACGTCACGCGCATCCACTTCCAGCGTTTTACCTTCCATCTCTTCGGCAGTGGGCTGCTGGCCAATTTCAGGCCACGCCTTACGCAGAGCCTGAGCCTCGGCACACTTCGCCAGCTGGCCATAAGGGCGCTTTTTCCACATTGCGTTTGGCGCGGTAGTGTCGCGGCCGGCGGTGGCATAGTTCTCAACCCAGTATTCTTTCGCGCTGAATTCGACGATTTCCCCGCTCGGCATGCGCTTGCTGACCGTGTACTTGCACCATTGAGGTACGGTCACTTCAATACCGGTAAGAGTCAGAGTGACGTCCGGGCCGAACTCTGGTTCTTTTGCGCCAGCGTAATCACCGGAGCGATCGGCCTGAATCCGATAAAGCCCGATGCCCGGCATAACCACATCGCGCCACTCGCTTTTACCCGACTTCGAGTCCTTAACGCTCATTGGCACCAGATGAACGGGCTTCAGAAGCGGATCGAGGTTTCTGGCCCGGCAGTAGTCCAGCGCCATCATCACCGACTCATCCTTGGCACCAGGATAAATACTGTTCTTGAGGGCGCTCCAGGTAGCGCCGTCAATGCCTCGCTCAGAAAGAGAGCTGGCTGTAATCACAAGTTCGTTAGCCATTGCTATTCCCCAAAGTTAAAACGGGCAGCCTGTGCGGTGATCCCAGTCGTATTCCGCCTGGGCGTAAGCTACTGCCGAGATGAGATCGTTATATGCCTCGCCAGCTGCATCGCTGCGGAGGCCTTCGTATGGGCTTTTGTCCATAGGTACTGAGAAGCGGAACAGCCCTGACGGCTCTTTCGGCAGGGCGTCGATAATTTCCTGCGCCCGATCGTCAATCCACTTTTGCTTCTCTTCGGTGAGCGACTGCTCAGCCCATTTCCGTTCTTCGATAGCGTCGTATGCGCGGTATGCGTTCATAACTCGCTCCTGAAATTTGGTTGTGAAACGCCCGGCACCGTAATGGCTGCCTGATAGCTCAGTTAAATTCGTGCGCTGATATGCGCGGTTAATGCGTCCCGGCTGGAACCAGGTTCGGCTCAATGCTGCGTGAAGCGTATGGCCGGCGGATGTGGCGCAGATTGCCCTGCGGCTCATGCCAGTAGCTGCCGTCGCGGTAGTCGAAGCTGACCAGCCAGGCGGCACCGGTGCGGCGATTGCGCATCATCACGGCGCGTCCGTTGTTAGGAATTGAGTTAGCCATTGAACACCCCCGTAGCGTGCAGAATTTTGATAATCAACGCTGTCCAGATAACGCCGCAGATCAGCAGGCAGTAAATCAGTGAACGAATGCCGTTTCTGCTCATACCGCACCCCAGCACTGAACGCTTACGAATGCGACCAAAGCCAACAACAGAGCCACCTTCACCTTGAATCTGTTCCACGCAGGAACCTCATGTTCTCGGATCATCTCTTCACCTTTTGCCTTATCGCGGCTAACGGGACGTTTTGACTTCACCCCGGCGTTGCCGGTGTTGTTTGGATGGCTTAAATTTACAGATAAAACTGTATTTTCGTCAACAGACAAAACTGTATTTTTTGTCATTGATTACATATCTAACTGTAATGAAAGGTGATTTATTTTGATGTGGCGAAAAAAAACCGGCATACGCCGGTTCTATTCTGAGAGGGGGAGGGGGTTAGCGCTTTCTTCGATAGATTCTGTGTTCAATCATCACGCCGATGATTGTTAGTGGTTGATGCTCGCTACTGATAATCGGGTAGTCATCATTCAATGGCACAAGCTCGAAATGCTGGCAGCCCAGGTGATCCGTGTAAGTAGGCCGATATTTTTTAAAGGTCGCTTGAGCCCCACCGTTCTTGGCCACAACAAACTCTCCGGGGGTTGGCTCAACTTCGGGGTCTACGATGATCACATCTCCAGCCTTGAAGTCTGGCTCCATAGAATCGCCTTCGATGCGTAAAGCAAAAGTAAAATCAGAAACTTCGTGGTCTGTAAGGATGTACTCAAAACTCCCATCAAATGCCTCAATAGGATTTTTTTCTGCGAGAGCCCCTGCCTGGACATAGCTTATGAGAGGCACCTTCTTGCTGCTAACTTCAGCAATAGGCATAAAGGCTCCGCCATTCATTAGCCAGTCAGGATCACACTTTAGCGCCTTAGCTATGCCAATAATATTACGCGGTTTTCTGGTGTCTCCCTTTTCAATGCTCTGCCATGACTGCTGCGTTATTCCGGCACTCAACGCTGCCTCGGTCTGCGTTAGACCGAGCTCAATTCTCTTTTGCTTTACGCGATCTGCAAGGCTCATAAATCCCTCTCAATGTATGCCTTGATATTCACAGTTAAAACTGTAATTGACAAACAGAAATAACTGTCACAGAATACAGATAAAACTGTAGGAGGTAACATGGAAACCATTTCGCAACGCCTCAAAAAAAAGCGCGAAGAGATGAATCTGTCTCAGGCGCAATTAGCAAAAAAAGTTGGCATGAGACAGCAGTCTCTACAGGCAATTGAGGCCGGGACAACCAAGCGCCCACGTTATTTGTTCGAACTGGCAACTGCGCTCCATTGCGACCCTAAGTGGCTGCTTTATGGCGAGATGCCATCTCAATCTCAATAAGTTGCCGATGTTATCGGCCTTTCAAACACCACCAGAGGAAGTATCACAGATGGAGAATGCAATAGCCCGAAAGTTAGAGCCGCCAATCCTCAACCCAATTGAGATTGAAGGCATTTTGTTAAACCGGCTTTTGTCCATTGGCCAAAAGGTTTTTGCGGAAATGCGAGGGGTTAGCGAGTCGACAATCAGTCGCCGCAAGAGCGAGGGGTATTACGCCGAAATGGCGAAGGAAATATCAGCGCTGGGTCTGCAGGTTGTTCCGCCGGAGGCGGTGGTAGTTTCCCGCCACTACCTGCAGTCAGTAGAAACGCTGGCAGATATCGGATTACGTGCAGAGCGGTGCCGACCAGGACCGTTGGGATGGGACTAATGAAGGGCAGAAAAGGCGAAAGCCGCAGTGGGCAAACACTAACGGCTTTCTACGCGAATTAACTGGATCAATTCACAGGAGTAATTATGCCTAAGAGCAACAGATTTTACCAGGCACAAACACACAAAAATGTTACCCGCGATCGCTTCATTCGCTCGGTTAACCCGGTGGTTGGCATGAAAATGCGCGCCATCCTGGAAGAGCTGAAACGGAAGGAGGAAGGCCGTGAGTAACGTTCTCCGCATATCCGATTTTAGAGGGTCTCAGAAGCCCATGGAGAAACCTCAGCCATCAGGGCAGGGGTTGGTATTCCTGCACCGTAAAGTAAGAGAACTGCCGTTCTACAAGACCGACAGTGAAGCCGTCCATCTGTGGATCCATCTCATCATGGAGGTGAATTCAGCTGACGGGATGGTAACCACAGAGTTTGGTGAGTATCCGGTTTCCCGCGGTCAGGTGATCACCGGGCGACATACCCTGTCGAAAGACACGGGAATAGCACCTGACAGGGTTAAGTACCTGCTGAACAAGTTCGCTAAAATGGGCATGATCACCACCCTGGCAAACAAGAAATTTACACTCTTAACCGTCACCAAATATGACGATTATCAGCAATTTTTTGTGCCAACAGAATGCCAACAAAGTGCCAACGCAAACCCAGTAACCACGCTGCGTACCGGCGAGGTTGTGCCAACAGAATGCCAACAAAGTGCCACAAACAATATATTAAATAATATCTCTTCTACTGACGTAGAAGAGAGTGCATCAGCGTCACCAAAATCCAAACCTAAAAAACAGTCTCTCAGCTGTGAGCAGGTTGTCGATGTTTATCACCAGGTGCTACCGGAAGCGCAGGGGATCAGGGTCCTCACTGATAAGCGCCGCAACCTGATCCGCTCGTTCTGGCAGAAAGCCAACAAAATTACCCGTCAGCTTGATGGCCACAGCTTTACCCTGGCCGACTGGGAGTCTTACCTGAGCTACATCGCCAGTAACTGCCGCTGGATGCTTGAGAATCGCCCTGATCAGCGCACCGGGAAAACTTGGCGCCGCAAGTCGCTGGAATACTTCCTGAACGTCGATGTCTACGCCAAAACGCGCGAGGGAGCCTGTGATGACCTCTGATTTCATGACTCCTCCGCACAGCATTGAAGCAGAGCAGAGCGTACTTGGCGGACTTCTGCTGGATGACGACAGCAGCGAACGCACTCAGAAGGTTCTGTCTATCCTCAAGCCGGAATCGTTCTACTCGCGTCAGCACCAGGTCATTTTCGCAGAAATGCGCCAGATGTACCGGGACCATAAGCCGGTTGATCTGCTGACCCTGTTTGATGCTCTGGAAAGCAAAGGGCTGACAGAGACCGTTGGTGGCTTTGCATACCTGGCTGAAATGTCGAAGAACACGCCAAGCGCGGCGAACATCGTGGCCTATGCAATGCGTGTCCGTGAGACCGCTATGGAGCGCTACGGCATTGAGAAAACAACGAAGGCGATCGAGTTGCTTTATGCCCGCAACGGCATGACGGCAGAACAGAAGTTTGACGCAATTCAGGGATTATTCACTGAGATAACCGAGCACGTAAAAACAGGGCGACGAACTGGGCTTCGCACGTTCTATGACGCTGTAACTGACTGGTCAGCAGAATTCGACGAAAGGCTCAAGCCGGATGGTCGTTCCCGCGGGTTGTCGACCGGGATCCGCTCTCTGGATGAACTTCTCGGTGTGAAGCGCATTGTGCGCGGCAGCCTGTTTGTTATCGGCGCACGTCCGAAGATGGGTAAAACCACGCTCTACACCCAGATGGGGATCAACTGCGCGACGGTCGAGAACGAACCGGCCCTTATGTTTTCTCTGGAAATGCCGGAAGGGCAGATGGTGGAGAAAATCACTGCGCAGAAGGGGCGGATCTCTCCAAACCTGTTTTACCCGGACATGACTAAGGATGACTACGGCTATCGCGGCGACTGGAATGGCGATTTGAAGAAAGCTACCGGCGTTATGGGAGCGCTGATTGACACCAATAACCTCCTGATTGATGACACCCCGGGTATTTCACTGGCGCATGTCGTGGCTGAGTCACGTCGCATCAAGCGTGAACGCGGCAAGGTCGGAATGATCCTCGTTGACTACCTGACGCTGATGACTGCCGATAAGGCAGAGCGAAATGACCTTGCTTACGGGCTGATCACCAAAGGCCTCAAGACGCTGGCGAAGGAGCTGGATTGCGTCGTGGTTCTCCTGACTCAGCTTAACCGTGAGCTTGAGAAGCGAACCAATAAGCGCCCCTTGCCGAGCGACTCCCGCGACACCGGGCAGATTGAACAGGACTGCGATTACTGGCTGGCCATATACCGGGAGGGCGCCTACGACGAGAACGCAAACCAGAGTGACACAGAGCTCCTCCTGCGCCTTAACCGGCATGGTGAGACAGGTGTTGTCTATTGCGAGCAGCGTCACGGGGCGATTTATGACTGCGATCAGGAGGCTGCCAGTCAGCGCCGGCGCGAGAAAGAGGAAAAACCAACCAAGCGGGGTGGATTTTGATGAAAAAGAACTCGGGCAAACAAGCTGTTATTAACTTCATCGGCCAGCATCCTGGCTGCAGCTTTCAGGATATCCGCCGCGGTACCGGTCTTGACTCTTCAGTGGTCAATTCCTCCCTGTGGCAGATGCACCGTGACGGCCAGGTTAAGCGAGAAGGTGAGTGCAGGAGCTACCGCTACACCCTGATTGACACAACAGCCGTAACCGAAAGCGATCCGTCTGTTCAGTATCGCCAGCGTCCTGGCGGCGTAAACCCAATGACCAACCTTTTTAACCAGTGCCTGGCGGGAGTAAGAAAATGAAAAACGAAGTCGAACAGATTGCACTGCAAAACGATATGAGCATTGAATTCGTAACCTGGTTCTTTAACGAGAAGAAGGCGGGGTGCGGAAATGTCTGGTTCATGATGATGGCTGCAATGTGGGAGGGCTGGAAAGGTCGTAGCATCGAAATGGATAAGCTGGCTGCGGAGAATGTGGCGCTGAAGGAAAGCCGCAATAATTTGGCTGAATTCATCCATGAAGAACTTGATGCTGATTACCCGCTGAATATGAATCTGGAAACCCATGCAACCGATCGTATCGTAGCCGGGATTAAGGCTGATGGGGTGGAGGAGTTTGCGGCAAAACTTCGAATTCCTGGTGATGACCAGTTTTTTGACGCTTTAGCAAAAGGGGTTGCACTTGCTGCTGACGACTTCGCCAAGCAACTGCGCGAGGGGGCCGGGAAATGAGCATCGCCACTTATCTCAATACCGGTTTAGCCATTCTTGGATGGGCATACATCATGGTTAAAACAGGCCAGTGGATTACCAAAAATGCTCTGAGGCAGTGGGACAAGCGTCGTAAGGAATCTCGCCGCCAGAAAGCTGTGAATGAGTTTTATGACGCCTTTGAGCTTAACAGCCTGGAACCTGGCTCTACCGTTCGCCTGGCTACTAAAGGCGACCTGACAATCATGATGTTCCGCAGCGAGGGGGACGACAAATGATTACCGGGACTACTAATTATGACGATGTGGCAGAAGTCCGCTGCAATTTGTGCGGCGGTTATTACAAAGCCGACGATCCGGAAAGTCACGAATGTGAGGATGCAGCATGACTGATATCACCGAACTGGCGCAAAGCCTGAAAGCGGCGGTAGAGAAGGCCACTCAGGGGAACTGGAGAGCATTCCAATACCACGACGGTCGTTGTGGTATTGGCGGAGGCCATAACGATGAAATTATGGTGTGTGAGCACATCAGCAAAGAGCGCCCGCATGATGCTATGTTCATCGCCCTGGCTAACCCTGCCAACGTTCTCGCGCTGGTAGAGGCGCTGGAGAAGGCGCAGCAGCGAATCGTCGAACTGGATAGAAAAAACTGCGAGCTTGATTCGCTTACTCAGCGCTGGGCTGTTGAGCGTGCTGAAAATGCAGACCGCATCGCAGAGCTGGAGTCCCGCACCGTGAAGTTGCCAGACTTACGGCAGATTGTATCTGGGGACAGATATGTCTGGTCTGATGGTGTTTATAACTACAGCCGGGACGTAAAGGTAGCGCTGGCCGCCGCTGGCATCAAGGTGGAGGTTGAGTGATGGCTATCACTGAAGGATTCTGCGCGGACCTCTACTGCGACTGTGATGGTTGTCAGTCAGGGAAAATCTATCCGCAGGGGCAGGCTGATTTCATCGGCCGGAATATGACCGACATTTCTCAGCAGGCGCGCAAAGCTGGCTGGCGCATCAGCAAAGACCGCCAGCGCTGCTATGCGCCGGGCCACAAAATTTCACGGGGAGCCAGCCAATGACCAAATCAACCATAACCAGAGATGAGCTTAACGAAGTGATTGCCACATACGGAAAGCACCACATTGCTCATCGAATGGCTAATGTATTGTTGGCCGCAATGGACAGCGAGCCAGATTGCAAGGAAAGAAAACTTTTCTGTTCAACCGATACGACCAGAACGAGAAAGACAATCTCTGTCTCTGCTGGGATCGAGGGTGCGCCGCTCTATCGCCACGCGCAGCCAGCGCTGGTAATTCCTGACGAGATGACAGCAGAGCAGGCATATGAAATAGGATATTACTATGGAGACCCGGTAAACGTGTTTGCACGAGGAGCTAACTGGATGCGTCAGCATATCATTGACTCCACATTAGCAGCCGCCCAGCATGATACCCCCGCTCTGAACTCGGTGCAGAGCGTCGTTACCGTGCCGGGCAAATGGATTCCGGTAAGCGAGCGGATGCCGGAAGTCGGCGTTAAGGTCTTGTGCTTCCCGGCAGAGGATGAGCCAATTCATGCGGTATTCAATGGTCAGTTATGGCTGCAGGATGTTTCATGGAGCGGAAGTGAAGAGCCAATTGATAACGTCATTCCTGTCACCGTAACCCACTGGATGCCGCTGCCGGCCGGGCCGCAGGAGGTGAGGTGATGCCGAGGGCTAGTACGGTAGGCGAAATCGTCAGGTCTGACATGGTGCAGTCTGGGTCGCTCAGAAAGCGATACTGGCAATCATCATCTCTTCCGTTTCGTGAAAAGCGTAAGCACAGGCCACAACCTTGCCATTTCAGAAGAGATAGGGTGCTTCAAAAAATCATGCGCAGGGAGATGGAAGCCATGGTTAATCGCCTTAGTAAAATCGATGCTTCAAAGATTCTTGAGGAAGTTGGCGATGCCTAAATCCCCCGCAGACGCAAAGCCGCGCACCCATCTACTTGATGCTATATAATCCCCTCCACACCAGAGGGGGCTTGTGTCGAAGTGGAGCCTCTCCCTCCGGCTTTACGTGTAAAATGCACATTAGTGAACTTTGGACGCAAGGAAAACAACAATTGGTATCGTTTATGAAAAAACATTGCTTCTGGTTTGTGCTGTCCTTGTATCAAACGTGGCGCTTGCTATTGAAAAAAAAGAAGAAATAGTACCTGTTCGCATAAGCTGTCCTGCGCCAGTGATGCCAGTCAAGGCTCAGGCATTGAGAATTGAAGGGAGTGTCGATTATGCGGCGTGGGTTAATGATAAAGGCGATGTGTACTCAGTAGACATAACGGGCGATGAGGTTTTCTTCAGGGAAGCTGAGGTTGCTATTAAAAAGTGTAAGTTTATGCTAGGCCATCCAGGGGTATATCGGGATACAATAAAATTTAGTCTGGTAAAACCTTAAAAAGGGCTTTTGTCGTCAAATATCTACCATGTGGGTAACTCCGCGGCATGCTGAGGCTCTGGTGAGCAGAGATGTGTCAGGCACGTGAGGCTGCTTAACGGTAACCCCCGCAGAACGCAAAGCCTTCAGTTGAAATCAAACCCCTCTCCGGAGGGGTTTTCTCGTATATGCTCATTTTGCTTTTATCCCCGTAACGGGCGATAATTACCTGGTCAGTCTGGACAACTGACAACTTTACCCCGGCGCCAAGTGGGGACACATGGCGCACAAAACCTTACAGCAATCCCTGTCACCGATGGCGAAAGCCACCGGCGATTTTCTGCATTCAGCGTTTGACCTCTCCGGAGGTGAAGCGTGAACATCCCTCAATGCGGCATCAAACTGCACAGCGGCAACTTCAGCGCTATAGGCAAGATTCTTCAGGAGCAGCTCTCTGACGGGAAATGCCTGCGCCTGCAGGTCAAAGAGTGGCGCGAAAAACGCAGCCTGAGCCAGAACGCACTCAGTCACATGTGGTACACGGAAATCAGCGAATACCTGATTAACTCCGGGCGTACCGACGCAACCCCTGAGTGGGTTAAGCGCAACCTCAAAAAGACCTATCTCGGCTGCGAAGAGGTGACCTACACCGACTTCATCACTGGTGAGAAAACTACAACCTGGGAACCTCGGCATACCTCCGATCTTGATACCGGCGAAATGCACATCTTTCTGACCAAAGTAGAGGCCTGGTGCGCTCAGTTTGGTCTGACTCTCACCATTCCACACGGTTGCGAATATCAGCAACTGCAGCAAAAGCAGGAGGCCTGATGAGCAGCCTTCTCGCCAAAGTAATGGAGCGCGGCATCTTCCGCGTGCCGGCGCGCCGCAAGCGCAAGGTCGAAGTTAAGCCTTCCGACATCCCGACCCTGAAAGACTACACAGCCCGCCTGGTCGATAAGAAGTGGCTACGCCTGAGAGCACGGAGGCCACATGTGTAAACCAGCACGTCGTAAATGCGCCCACTGCCGCGAATGGTTCCATCCTGCCCGGGAAGGGCAGGTGGTATGCAGTTTTGAATGCGCCAGCGCGATCGGCAAAAAACAGACAGCGAAAGCCAGGGAAGCGGCGAAGGCCAGGGCGGTGAAGCGCCAGCGCGAATCCGAGAAAGAGGGGCGCCAGCGTCGTAAAGCAAGATTGGCTGAGCTCAGACCTAACGGTTACTACAAAGCCCAGGCTCAGCAGGCATTCAACTCCTACATCCGCGCACGTGATGCTGGTTTGCCATGCATCAGTTGCGGCGAGACCAACCCGCCTGATCTGCATGGCGGCCAGTGGGACTGCGGCCACTTCAAAACGGTCGGCGCTTACCCTGAGTTGCGTTTTGAAGAGCGCAACGCTCATAAGCAGTGCAAATCGTGCAATGCCGGGGCCGGTAAGTACACCGCCAAAGAGTCGACGGTTGCTCAGCAATACGAAGCTGGCCTGGTCGCTCGTTACGGACAGGAGTATGTCGACTGGCTTAACGGACCCCACGAAATGACCAACTACCGCCGGGAAGACTTTATTCGTATCCGCGATAAGTACCGCGCCAAGCTCAAAGCACTGAAACAGCGGGAGGCCGCATGAACCACGACGTTATCGAACGCATCCGCGAACGTTGGCAAAAGCTCCGCCTCCTGCGTAGCCGCGGAACCGTACTGGTTGACTACAAAATATTACGCAATTTCGTCCGTATCTATAAGCGCCTGGGAGAGACAGCATGAAACTGGAATTAACCAACGAACAGCACCAGTGGATAGATCAGTGGCTCCAGCTTTGGGGCGCATGGTGCCAGACAGGGAAGATAGACAAGGCGATGATAAATATGATTGCCAAGTTCATGGCCACGGTTGAACCGCAAGCACCATCAAGGCCTGTATGCAGCGATGATGATGGGTTGCTGATTGATGCCGTCATCCGACATTACCTGAAAAACGTAGATGAGAACGCATGGAAGGTGATTTTTGCCTATTACGTCTGTAACTCAAGCGAGATAAGGATCGCTTCATGGCAGCATGCTGTTAGCAAACCTCGCCTGATGAAGACCCGCGCCGGAAACCAGTATAAGCACCCGAGCATTTCAACCATCCGCCGGGAAGTTAAGCAGGTTATCAACGCGGCACTCTTTTGCCTGTACCAGCCGCTGCAAAATGCGTTTAACGATCGCGAAAGCGTGAGGAAAATTGCAAAAAATAGTCATAACGTGCTTGCATTTCAATGAACAAATGAGCAATATATTTAGTGTAGGTTGCCGTATTTGCGTTTGACCTATCAGAACACCGAGCCTCGCCATCGTGCGGGGCTTTTTATCTCATGGTTTTTTAAAGTGGAACTCGTTTTTTTCAAAAAAAGCCATTTCGGTTTTTTCTGTGATCAATACTATTGATAACTCTTGATAAGAACGTATAATGCCGCGCCATCGATTACCTTACAGGTAAGATTTCGGTAAGTTAAACCGAAGACTAATTTGATAAAAAGTAGTGTTTTTTCTCTTGTGTGGATCCGATTCTTTATGTAGGTTGGAGTTGTAGAGCACACAAAAGGCCTACTAAGGAAATTTAATTTGAACAAAATACAGCCAGCTATTGTTTATACAATGACCTTTTTTGCAATCCCTGTATGGGGCATTTGGCTGCTTTCGCTCGTTAAATAACCAAACAACCGCACAATATCTGATTTTTAAAGATTTTTCTCATCTTATCCATATAAAATAGCCCGGGACTAACGATCTGCGCAGACGTTGGGTTATGTAAACTTGGATAAGGTGCCTGTCTATAGACGAAACTTCAAATACTGCTTCTGGAACAAAGGTATGGGCTCTGACCATAATGGTCGGGATAACTATTGCAATAGTTAGCTTTTTCGGCTCTCGCTTGGTCAATCAAGTCGATGAAATGGATAAGGCTCTACAGGCTACGAGAGAAGTACAGGCTTCCCAAACAGAAATTATCAAAGGTCAGCAGCGGGACATAGATAGTAACGGGAAAGAAATTGAGCGACTGAGAAATCAAGTTGATCGCCTGAAGGATGAAAATGCTGCTCTTAAAGCGAAGGCGGGTATCCCACTTACGCTGAACAACAAGCCACCTTCGGGTGGCTTTTTAGTTCCTGCACAACAGTTGACATCCTCGCTGAATGCTTTTTCTCGTGGTGAATCAGTAGGTTGATACGGCTGAAGAAATATCCGTTCGGGGCGGGCTTTAAAAATACCGGGCGAGGCGGGCTCATTAGGCAGGTTGAGCCGTTAAACACCTGGCCCGAAACACTTGCACTATCGACGTCAGCCATCACGGCACTTTTGATCCCAGCCCTGGCATCCGCCGGGGCTTTTTTATGCCTGCGATCCGGTCAGGGCTCTTGGGTAGAGACGTGCCGCACGACACGTTAAAGCCCTACACGCGCAGAGCCCTGAACCAGATTGAAGTTACTCAGCAATAAGAAAACTGCATGTCATCATTTGCTTATATCTTATTGACCAGAAAATTAACATGTTGTTAATCTATTCGTGTGGTGAATCCCCCTATGCGGAGGGGCGACCAGTCACTTACAGTGATCTGTAAATGCAGCGCGGGCCATGTCGACTGGGACATGCTCACCGGGAGGCACCCGGCACCATAATGCAATGCTACATAAGCTATTTGGTAGTGGGGTTGCCGTTTCGGCTTCTCCAGCTATGTTTAAAAGGTAGTAACGGAAAACGAGCGCTCTCCTGGTAAATCGGAAGCTCGGACTATTAGGTGCGCCTCGAACCGTTGAAGAATCAGTATTTCCTACCTTCTGCCCGCCCCTCTGAGCGGGCTTTTTTTCGCCTAATTCAGGCAAAACCATAAAGCATTAAGGGCTGCGCTATTTCGCGGCCTTTTTCATTTCAGGGTCAGAAGCACAGCGGTTGTGCGTTCGGCTGTTAACCGAATGGTCGAAGGTTCGAATCCTTCCTGTCCCGCCAAATTAGCGCCATTAGCTCAACCGGAGAGAGCAATAGCCTTCTAAGCCATCGGTTTCAGGTTCGAGTCCTGAATGGTGCGCCAGATAATGGCCTGACCTGATAACGGGTTCATACCCCAACTTATCAGGGGCGCTGCTGCAACAGCGTCGCAGGCCGCCAGACCCAGCCAGGGTATTTTCGGTCATCACCGACATTGCTATTACCCTCATGCTTATTGCCCGCCTTTTTGCGGGCTTTTTTATTATCAGGTCCCGCGGGAATCATTATCGACACGCTTCGTTGTTAAATCCAGCCCGACGGGCCTGACCCTTTCAAACGCACACAGCACCCGCTAACAACGCGAGGTGAGAGTATGTATCGCATGGAAAAGATAACCACTGGTGCTGCCTATGGCGCTTCAGCCGGGAGCATCCTTAACGGCATGCTAAATGCCTATAGCCCCGAGCAGTGGAATGCCATCGGCGTACTGGTGGGCATTGTCATCGCCGTACTTACGTATCTGACGAATTTGTACTTCAAGATTCGCGAAGACAACCGACGTAGCAGGAGCCGAGATGAACCCGACGCTGAGGAATAAGTTGATTGGTGCGATCGCTGGCGGTTCGGGCGCGATAGCCATTGCTTCCGTCATGCTTGGTAATGCTGACGGCCTGGAAGGAAGGCGTTATTACGCCTATCAGGATGTTGTCGGCGTCTGGACTGTTTGTGATGGTCACACTGGCGCCGATATTCGCCGCGGCCACCGTTACACCGACAGAGAATGCGACAACCTGCTGAAGGCAGATCTGCGGAAGGTGGCAAGCGCCATTGATCCGCTCATCAAAGTCCGCATTCCTGATCCTACCCGCGCCGCGCTTTACTCATTCACCTACAACGTTGGCTCTGGCGCTTTCGCCAGCTCCACGTTGTTGAAGAAACTGAATGCTGGAGATGTGCCGGGCGCGTGCAAGGAACTGCAGCGCTGGACGTATGCCGGTGGCAAGCAGTGGAAGGGACTGATCACCAGGCGCGAGATTGAGCGTGAAGTCTGCGAGTGGGGCCAGAAATGAGCCGATTAACCGCAATCATCAGCGCTGCAGTCATCCTGCTGCTTTCCTGCTTTTTCTCGTGGCGTTCTGGCTGGAATTCTCACGCTGACCATATCAACGCCCTCGCGGCGAAGAAGAAAGAGAAAGCCGAAAAGACTATCCAGCCAGTTGAGCAAAAGGCCGCTGCCGCTACAGAAGAGGGCAAGGTCATCTACCGAACCATAACCCGCGACGTGGTGAAATATGTCCAGTCTCCGAATCGTACTGTGTGCCGGTTTGACGATGATGCTGTGCAGCTGCGCCAGCGAGCTATCGACGCTGCCAACACCATCCCCGGATTTGATGAGCCCTCCGTGCAAAGCAAGTGATGCAGGGGTGGATACCGACGAAGACCTGCAATCGGACGTCGAAACCGCTCAATGTCTGCGCCAACTTCGGTTGGATAAGTACCGCTGGCAGGCCTACTACCGGGCAATCAGCCAGTAGCAGGACTACATCCGTACTCAGTTTTTGTCTAATTGATTACTTATTTTCAAGCGGCGGGTGGACAACCTCTATCGCGTGTTTATATTTTGGGATGTTTGGATCAAAGCCAGCATAAAATTTACCTTCAATAATCCATGTTCCATTTGGTGATTTATCTGCCAGTCTGTCTCCACGTTCATTCACCGCTACAAGGTATCTTCCATGATCGATCGGAATGTCCACTCCAGCCCCACTGGCAATAAATAGCTTTTTAAATCCATGAATTGTACTTATCTGGAAAGCGATATCTGAGTAGTCATGTTGCTCCATAATAGTTTCCTCACATCAGTGATTGAGATAGGACTACAATCCTGGAAGTGCTTGGTAACACTCAGTTAATTTCACCTGCGAAGGCGCGATTATAGCCGCCAGCATAGGCAGGTCCATCGTAATGGCGTAAAGAGGGCTATAGTTCGCCCTTAAGGTTAACCACGAGCCTCACGACCATCTTCATCTTCAGATACGCGGTATCGCCAGTATCGTTCAGGCTTAACCCAAACCACTTTATCACCGCTTACTTTGCGGAACTGGTTAATGACAGGCGTAGATAAGACCAGATTGCCATCAGCATTTTCTTTCAGAAGCTGCTCATTATCGACTTTGACTAAATAATCAACTACGTCTTGCTGATATAGGCAATCGTCACTTTTCAACTGCGCCATCATCCAGTTCGTCACGTCAGTAAGAGATAACTTCGGCGCGTTTGGGTTTACGGCTTTGGGTTGGTTGCAGTCAATGAGTCCTCTGGGAATCTTGCTCTTTCTTGCTTCCTCCCCGCAAACCACTGGCACCAGTAATCGCCAGTAAATTCCTTGTAGGTGTTAATGATTGGTTCCTGAACAGCCATCGCCGGGCCGGCTGAAACTAAATAAACGATATCACCGGTCTTAAATTTTGGTTTGCGTTCACTTATAGACATAAAGCTTCCTTCTTAAATGAGACATACATGGCACTCACAGACAAACAAGAAATGTTCTGTCGCGAGTACCTCATCGATTTAAACGCCACTCAAGCGGCTATTCGGGCGGGGTACAGCGCTAAGACAGCTAATCGCACCGCGTCCGAAAACCTGTCAAAACCTGACATCCAGTCCAGAATTGCTGAACTCAAAGCGCAGCGCAATGATCTGGTTGGTATAAATGCGACATACGTCCTGAATCGTCTTGTTGAGATAGACCAGATGGACGTGCTGGACATCCTGACCGCGACCGGTGAGCTCAAGCCGGTGTCTCAGTGGCCTAAGGTCTGGAGGACGACGCTATCCGGGTTGGATGTTGTCGAGATGTCAGCTGAGGGAAACACAGCCGCGCTGCTCAAGAAGATTAAGTGGCCTGATAAGGTAAAGAACCTCGAACTGATTGGTAAGCACATTGATGTCCAGGCATTCCGTGAGCAGGTGAAAACTGAACACGTTGTCGATTCAATTTCAGACCTTATGGATTCACTGTCTCAGGGGGCGTAATGAAACCTGAGCATCTCAAGCTGCTAGCTGATAAAGACTGGCGGCTGAACAATCTTTACTGGATCACCGACAAAGAAGGTAAGCCGACTCGCTTCAGAATGACGCCGGAGCAGCGGGAATACTTCGAGGGGATCCACACCCGCAACATCATCCTGAAAGCTCGCCAGCTCGGATTTACCACAGAGGTGTGCATCATCCAGCTCGACGCTGCTCTGTTCGAGTCGGCAAAGTGCGCGCTGATCGCCCACACGCTGAATGACGCAAAGCGCCTGTTCCGGGAAAAGGTGAAATATGCCTACGATAAGCTGCCGGCCGAGATAAAGGCAGCCAATCCGGCGAACAACGACTCAGCCGGTGAGCTGGTCTTTAAGAAGGGCGGATCACTCTACGTAAGCACCTCATTTCGTGGCGGCACGCTGCGTTACCTGCACGTTTCCGAGTTCGGAAAGATATGCGCCAAGTATCCGGATAAAGCCCGGGAAATAGTCACTGGTGCATTTGAGGCGGTATCGACAGGATGCTTTGCTACTATCGAGAGCACCGCAGAGGGCCGGGCGGGCTACTTCTTCGATTACTGCCAGACGGCAGAAAAAGCGCTACTACAGGGGAAGCCATTATCTGCGCTGGACTGGAAGTTTTTCTTCTTCTCCTGGTGGAAGGATCCGAAGTACGCAATTGACCCGGTAGAACCGCTCCCTGCACGCCTGCTTGAGTACTTCGCTGAGATGGAGGCGAAACACGGCATAGTCGTTAACGAACGTCAAAAGGCGTGGTATTACGCCAAAGAAAAGACGCTCGGCGACGACATGAAGCGCGAATACCCGACCATTCCGGCCGAGGCGTTCCAGCAGTCGGTCGAGGGCGCGTACTACGCCAAACAATTCCGCTGGCTCTACACCAACAAGCGGATCGGCAAAATCCCCGATAACTCACATCTACCGGTTCACACGTTCTGGGATATTGGTGTGGGGGACTCCACGGCGATCTGGTTCGTTCGCGAGGTCGGCGAAGAGTTTCACATCATCGACTACTACGAAAACTCCGGCGAGGGGCTTCGGCACTACATGAAGGTGCTGAAAGACCGCGGCTATGAGTACGGTGAGCACTGGGGTCCGCACGACATCGAGAACCGCGAGTTTGCCGCTGATGCGAAGTCTCGCAAAGAGCTGGCGCGTGAGGGCTACGAGATTGATGGCCGAATGTATTCGATGAACTTCCGCGTTGTGCCGAAAGCGGGGATCGACACCGGCATCGAGTCGGTGCGTGAAATTCTCAAGTCCTGCGTTTTCGATGAGGAGAAGTGCGCTGTTGGCATCTCCCACCTCGAAGGTTACCGCAAGGAGTGGGACGACAAGCGCGGCTGCTGGAAAGACAAACCCCTTCACGACTTCACATCGCACGGCGCCGACAGCTTTCGTTACTTTGCCGTGGCGAAGAACAACCGCAAGCAGGTCGGTACAGTATTCTTCTAAGGAGCATCGCCAGTGAGCGAACAAGATAACGGCCTTCAACTGGCTGTGAACAATCTCGCCACTGAAATGCGGCGAGCGAATTACCTTAACGCCATCGGTATCGGCGGTGGCAACACAAAGCGCCCGACGCTCTATCAGGAGTTCGGTTATCCGCGCACCATTACCTTCCATGACTTCTACAACATGTACCGCCGCAACGCCGCAGGTTTCGCAGTGGTGCATCGTCTTCTGGATGGATGCTGGCAGGACTATCCGGTCATCGTTGATGGTGATGAGTCCCAGGAGGCGAAGAAAACCAACCCGTGGGAAAAGAACGTCACCAGGTTCATGAAGAAATGGTGGCCGAAGGTGAAGGATGCCGATCGCCGCAATATGGTGGGGCGCTACTCCGCGCTGTTACTGCAGATCAAAGATAACCGGCCATGGAATGAGGAAGTCGACACTTCCCTTGTAAGGAGTCTCGGCGAGGCAGCGCTGGTTAAGCTGATCCCTGTATGGGAGCCGCAGCTGACAGTTGCCGAATGGGATAACGATCGCCAGTCCGAGACCTTCGGCCAGCCGAAGATGTTCAACTTCAACGAGCAGCCGGTTGGAGACGAGGCTTTCGTTGGACCGACGCGCGGTGAGCCAGTGCATCCGAGCAGGGTAATCCTGTTCTGCGAAGGCTCGGAAGATGACAACGTTCTGTCGGGAATCCCGCTGCTTGAGGCCGGATACAACAAAGGACTCGACCTTGAGAAGATTTCCGGCGGTGGCGCTGAGGGCTTCCTGAAGAACGCCAGCCGGCAGATCGCGGTCGAGTTCAGCAAAGAAACAGATATGGCCACGCTGGCCGATCAGGCGAAGAAAGCTGGTTATGCTGACCTCGGCGAAGCGATGGGCGATAAGGTCAACAAGCTTAACCGCGGCACCGATGCGGCGGCGGTCATGCAGGCCGGGCAGATGCATGTTCTGAGCGTTACGCCCGGCGACCCGGGGCCGACGTGGGAGGTCACCGCGAACGAACTGGCGGCGTCAGTACAAATCCCGTTCACCATCCTGTTTGGACAGCAGACAGGGCGCCTGGCGAGCGATGAGGATAAAACCGACTGGGCCATTCGCCGCAATACCCGCCGCAACGGCTTCCTAACTGACCGAATCACTGCCTTGCTGGAACGCTTCTGGACACTGGGCATTATCGATCCGCCGACAAATGGAGAGGTCACCATTTCATGGACCGACCTGCTGGCTCCGGGCGAGAAAGAGAAAATCGAGAACGCTTCGAAACTGGCTGATATCGTCCAGAAAACGTCGGGCTTCTATGGTGGCGAGCCGCCATTCACAGCCAACGAACTTCGCGAGATTGTTGGCCTCGACCCTCTGCCTGAGCCAAAGCAACCACCTAACCCGAATGACAAGGTGACAACCGATGATCCACTGGCCGATGACACCGGAGCAGACGGCAAAGGTGGGGCTGCCGATAGTTCCGCGCAGCAAGGTTGACCCGACTCGATCAGCGAAGCAGGTCAGCGCGATTTTCCGGGATATCGAGGACCGTTATCTCGGCATCAAGCGCGCACTTAAAGCGTTGTTCGACCAGCGCCTGACCGGGCGTGAGCGTGAGGTAAACAGCCACAACTGGCATTTCCTGTGCCACGTTAACGGTGACGAGCCAACGCTCTACCAGGTCAACGCCGGCAAGTTTATCTACGACATGTCAGCGCAGGAGCTGGCCGACCTGCTGGGCATCGTACAGACCATCCTGGACGATTACCTGCTGGAAGGCGGCGAACAAAACTTCTGGGCGATGGATTACGTCACCGCTGAGGCGCAGCGCGGAACGCTGGAGGCCTTCAACAACCTCTCGCAGCAGTCGCAGGTGTACGCCAGCCAGACGACGCTTCAGCAGCTTTTAAGCAGCCCTGCATACCAGAACCAGATCGCCAGTGCCTACATCAGCACGTATAGCGACTGGAAGCTAGAAGCTGACCGGGCGCGCGGTGACCTGGCGAACATCATCGCGGATGCCGTTGGGCGCGGTGTGAATCCCCGCGAAACGGCGCAGGTGATAAGCAAGCGCCTTGATGTCTCTATGGGCCGCGCAAAGACCATCGCTCAGACTGAGCAGGTCGGCGCGCTGCGCCAGGCGCAATGGAACGAAACGGACTGGGCGGCGGATCGTTTGGGGCTGAATACCGGCTTGTTGTGGCTGTCAGCACTCAAGCCAACGACGCGCACCTGGCACGCCAGTCGTCACGGAAAGGTATACACCACCGAGCAGGTGCGAGACTTCTACGCTGAGAACGGCAACCGGTACAACTGCTACTGCAGCCAGATTCCGGTGTTGCTCAATGACGACGGTAGCATTTTCAATCAGGGGTTGGCTGAGAAGCTGGAGAAAGAACGTAAAAGTTGGTTAGAGACGACACCATAGAATGATGATAGATTTGAATCTCATTAAAATTGGAGGTTCAGATGTCCAGATATGATGAGCTTCGGAGTGCGGCATTAAGGAAAAGTCAGAAAGAAGACTTGTACTGGAGTGGTTTGTATAAGGTCTATAATAAATTCAATAAGGATTTCTCAGAATTCCTTGGCGTCAACAACGAAATAATTAAAGATTCATCAAATGAACGAATTCCAGTGCTAACAATTGGCGTTTATGATGAGGAAAAGCAATGCGTTGATGATGCCTTTGACAGCCAGTTGCCGAAGGATAATAATTTTTTATGCTTCTACTGCTGCCTGAGAATAGGTGGGGTGGGTGCAAGTGACGGCACATCAAATATATTATTTGATATAAACGTCTGCAGAGACGGAGATGAATATGATTTTGTATCCAATGCATTAACAAATACAATCAAATGCTATGAAGTTGACGGTAATGTAGATATGACTCGTTTCTTTGAAGCCATATACAACAAAATCATTACAGATTTAAACACACGGTAGTGTTTTATATACATGAATAGGTCGCCACGGCGGCCTTTTTTATTGCCTGAAATCCACTAACGAGGACCCAGCATGAAACGCAACCGCGTTAACGTGCTGACCGTCGTCAACTCCGCTTCAAACATCACCACTGAAACCATCGACGGCAAGCCACATATCGTGGTTCGCGGCATCACGCCTGTCGTGGACGATATCGTGATGAACCGGAAGTTGTACCCGGCAGCAGAAATCGAAAAGGCCTACAACACGCTTGAGCGTAACCCGATGCCGCTGGGCCACCCGAAGGTTGACGGCAAGCATGTGTCTGCTCGCGATGTCCGGGCGGTGAATGAATATCACGTAGGCGCATGGCTGCAGAACGTCAGCCACGAAGACGGGAAGGTGACGGGCGATATGTACGTTAACCGCCAGTACGCCGAGTCAAGCGAGAAGGGCAAGCGCCTGATTAACCGCCTTGATGAGATGATCGCCGGTACCAACTCAGAACCCATCCACATCTCCACAGGACTCTTGTATTCCGGCATTGCCGCTAATGGCGAGTCGAAGGGAAAGAAGTACAACGAGATCGCCACCAACATGATGTTTGACCATGTGGCGGTGCTGCTCGATGAGCCTGGCGCCGGAACTCCGGAAGAAGGCGTGGGCATCTTCGTCAACTCAGAAGGTCATGAGCAGCAGATCGAAGTTGCTCGCCTTGCTGATGGTATCGACTGCACCCGCGAAGGTCTGCTCAACAAGACAAAATTCTTCTTCACCAACGCCTCCAACTTCTCTTTTGACGACATTTCACGCGCCATCAGCGACAAGCTGCGTGAGGGTGACACAGAAGATAAGTGGCTATGGCCAGAAACGGTGTGGCCAGACAGCTTCATCTACCGCGATGACACCAGATACCTAAAGCAGAAGTACCTCATCGATGATGACGGCAAAGCCGTGTTCGTCGGCGAACCTGTAGAAGTCGTGCGCAAACCCATTGAGTACGAGATTAAAACCAACGGAGAGAACGATCCGATGAAAGAACTGATTATCAATGCGCTCCAAGCCGCGGGTAAGCCGACTGAAGGCAAGTCCGATGCCGAACTGATGGACGCTTACAACCAGATGAAGGCCGAAGAGGTCACCGCCAAGAAAAAGGGCGATGAAGAAATCGCCCCGGATACTGGCGCACCCAAGAAGACGGAAAAGGCCGCCAACAATGAAGAGATGCCCGCCTGGGCAAAAGCTCTGTCCGATCAGGTTTTGGCGCTTAACAGCAAGATCAACGCGAACTCGGAAAGCGAGAAGAGCAACATGCGCGCAGCGGTAAAAGCCAAATTTGGCATGACCGATATCGCGGTCAACGCGCTGGACGGCGAGCCCCTGAAAGAGTTGTTTGCTCAATGCCAGACTTCAACCGGCCTGAATGGCGCTTTCCGCCAGGCTACCAATACCCAATCAGTCAGCGAAATGCCGGAGTAAAAAATGGCTAAAGACGGAAAACATGTAATTCACGCCGGTGGCGTATTCCCTAATCCGCTGCTCAACCGTGAAGGCCGCGCCACCGCGGTCAAGCCCGGCACCCTGGGCTTCTTCGATGCTGGCGTCTTCAAGGTGTCGGTTGATGGTAGCGAGACAGCAATTATCTATGTCGCTGACTTCGATTATCTGCGCTGCAAAACGGTAGATGACACGTTTGCTGTCGACGATCTGCTGGTTGGCATCCATCCGCTACCTGGCATGTTCCTGAATGTGCGCGCAGCGGCCGGCACCTATAAAAAAGGCGACGCTCTTTCAATCGTTAATGGCCAGGTTAAGAAGTGGGCCACCGGTGAAAACGATCGCTGCTATTGCGACGAAGAGCGCTCAATTACCGCCGCTGCTGGCGATCTCATTCGCGTAGTGATCAAGTAAGGAGTCACTGAATGCTTGTTTATTCTAAATCGCTGGGCGAAAAGACCGGCAACCTGGCTGTGAACCAATACCAGTTTGGAATGCTGAGTATGGAGCGTAATGCCGCGCTGAACCATCAGGGTGTCAACGTTATGCAGGAGATCGCCGACCGGCTTAATGCTGTTAACCATCTCAACGGCATCAACGCTGTTCGCTCACCTGCTGACCTGTACAAGGCCTTTGACCAGACCGTGCTGCGTCAATTCCAGCCGAACACTGAGTTCACACTGTTTAACGACCTGATGCCGCTGTCACGTTCGGTGCGCATCAATCAGACGGTGTATGAATACGCCAAGTCTGGCGGCCGCATGTGGGCTCATACCTCCATGTCAGGCCAGATCGGCGCTGCGCTGGATGCTGTGCAGTACCAGTACGACGGTACTATGGTTCCGGTGCACGATACAGGCTTCAAGTTCCACTGGCGTGAGCCTCGCCTGAACAACCCGGATGCGTTCGACATCATCTCTGACGCTCAGTTTGAGTCAACCAACGAAGTGCGCCGCCAGTATGTGGATTACATCTACAACGGCTATCGCGACGCGGAAGGTAACTACATCAAGTTCGACGATAAGACCTGGAAGGGTCTGAAGAACGACGAGCGTGTGGCGATGGTTGACCTGGGCGCATCTGGACTGAATATCGACTTCACCAGCGCATCCGCCACTGCTGAGCAGATCCGTAACGCAGCAATTAAGCTGCGCGACACGCTCAAACTGACCAACAATCAGTACGCCGAGCAGACCTGGTACGTGTCGAGCGCCATCATTTCCAACCTTGAGCGCTACTTCAGCGACAACTATCAGTCTGACACCATCCTGCAAGAGCTTCTGAAACTGTCCGGCATTGCCGCGATTAAAGAAGACGCTCAGTTGACCGGTAACCAGATCCTGATTGTCCCGCTTACCGCTGGCGTGATTGCTCCGATTGTAGGCCAGGCTTTCGGCACCGTTGCCGATCCGCGTCCGTTCTACAACAGCGATTACATCTGGCGTACCTGGGGCGCTGCTGGTCTGATGGTTAAGACCGACATCAACAGCAAAAAATCAGTCATCTACGCACACAGCTAAGGGGCGGTAAATGGCACTGGTAAAAGTGATTAGCGATAACCTTTTCTCCGGTGCCAATCTCCAGAAACTGGAGGTTGGTGCTCAGGTTTCGGTAAGCGGCGATGTCGCTAAGCGTTGGGTAGCCGCTGGTCTGGTTGAAATCATTAGTGATGACGATCAGGTGCTGGAAGTGGCCACGCCGGGCAATGACGCTGCAGAGCAGGCAGAGCAGCAGGAAGAATCTGCCAGCAAATCGAAGAAGGCGAAATAACCATGGCTGACCCAATCACAGCGGCAGACGTGCAGGCGTTCCTCGGTGAGTTGGGTTACGCCATCCCGGCCGCTCTGCTCGATCCGATTCTCTGCGTGGTGAACAAGATTATCCCGTGCCTCGATGGTGCGGGATATGACGAATGCACGGCGAAACTTATCCTGATGTATGCCGCTGCGCTCATGGCGACATCATCCGGTGCCCGCCGCATCAAATCGCAGGGCGCTCCGTCCGGCGCGTCCCGCTCGTTCGACTACGGAGACGACGGCATTACCTGGCTGCACGACTCGCTGGCGAAACTGGATACCAGTGGCTGCACCAGTGAACTTCCAATCAGCGCCGGCAACAGTGTGGGCCTGTTTATGGTGGTCGGGGGCTGCTGATGGCGTGGGTTTCAGTTCAGCAAAGGCTGCCGCGGACGTTTACCCGGGTGTGGGTGATCACCGATACCGGCGAGCAAACGACGGCGTACTTGAAAAGCGACGGAGAGTGGTTCATCAACTGCGACCGCATACGCGCCACAGGCGCCGTTGTGCTGCGATGGAGGGATGACTGATGTCGGCAACCGCGAATTGGTCATACACCGCGACGGCGACAATCTGGCGGCGCATACGCGATGCTGACGGTAGCGATACCGACGGCGGAGGTCAGCCGTACGGGTGGGAAGCGCCGATCGCTATCCTCTGCGACTACCAGGGCGGACTCTCTGCAAAAATCGGTGACCTTGGCCGGGAGCTCGTTGTTAAAAACACGATATGGACCGAGTACGCAACGGCGCGGGAGGGAGATTACATCCTGATTGGCGCGTCGACTGATGCAGCACCGCCGGATGAGGCCGATGAGATTCGGCAGATCGTCCAGTTCGCAGATACGTTCGAGCGACTGGCGGACGATTTCGCACTGATTACGGGAGTCTGATTATGGGCGCTAAAGTTCGCGGCATCCGCCAGGCCAAGGCCAACCTCGATCGCATCATCAAAGACGTCCAGGGGCGTAAAGTCGTGCGAGCAATCCAGTCTGCGATGCTTATCGGCAGCGCGCAGGCCGCGCTTTACACCCCGATCGATACGTCGACGCTCATCAATAGCCAGTTCCGCGAAATCACGGCTAACGGTACCAGGGTAACCGGGCGCGTCGGTTACTCCGCCAACTATGCGGTTTATGTTCACGACCCGGCAGTGAAACAGAACTTCACGCGAGCAACGGCCCGCAAGGAGTTCTTAACGAAGGGCTTCGAGGATACCCGCAGCCAGATTGACGCGGTGGTGAAGAAGGAGCTTTCGCTATGACCCCTCCGATGTATATGCGCCTCAAAGACCTCTTTGTGGCTGAGGGGCTTGCCGCGGGGTTTAAGGTCCAGTGGCGGCAATGGCGCGATACCGGGAAAGACACGGACCAGTTCATCGTGTTCAGGCCTTCCGGCGGAACCGATATTACCTACGACCTCGGCGGCGACTGGTATGTGATGGTTGATGTGATCTCCTCGAAGGCCAATCCCGATGCTGCTGACGCCGCGGTAAACGCCATTGTCGAGTATATCAGCGCACAATCCGGCGCCGATGATTGCGTTGGCGCGCTGCGGCTTGTCGGTAATGTACCGGCGCCGATCCCCACCGAAGAGGGCCGGTTAGTAACCCGGCTGCTCGTCTCCTGCACATACGGCGAATAATCGTCAGAATCACCCATCAGGCTGCCATATGGCGGCCTTTTTTAATTGAGAGGCATACATGCAAGGCTGCGCTAATGACACCGGCAAGCTGATTGGTAAGGTGGCCGTGCTCCGCATGGCTTTTGGCTGTGCTGATACGGTTCCTGCGCTTTCCGAATGGAAGCGACTCGGCGCCATGACCACCAAGGGCTTCGACTACTCCATGAATACCGTCACCTCTGAGGCTGACGATACGAAAGGTCTGGTCGAGAACCTGGTCAACAACATGGACTTCACCATCTCCGGCGAAGGTGAGTTCCGCAAGAAAGACAAGACGACGGAAGTCGGCGCTATTGCCATCTCGAAATATATTTTCGATGAGGTACAGGCCGGCCGTCAGCCGACAGTCTGGGTCCGCTTCGACTTCACTGGTGAAGACGCTGGTACTTATATCATGGGCTACTTCAATACCACCTCCTGGTCTGGTGATTTCGGCACCTCTGATATTTCCACCTTCTCCGGAGAGTGGAAAGTAGCTGATGCAGACACCGTGGTATTTGAGGTCGCCCCGCCGGCGCTGGCGTTCACCACCAACCTGCCGACGACCAAGAGCGTGACGGCCGGATCGGCGCTGAATATGTCGGTAGTGGTTGAGGGTGGTACAGCGCCTTACACCTACGTCTGGAAGAAAGACGGCACGGTTGTCAGCGGGCAAACAACGGCGACCTTCAACAAGGCCAGCGCTGTTTCTGGTGATGCCGGGGTTTATACCTGTGAAGTTACCGATTCTTCCGCGACACCAGTCACGATCACTTCTGCATCCTGCACGGTCACTATCAGTTAACCACCAGGCCATTTCGTGAATAGTACAAAGGGCGCTCTGCGCCCTTGATACTGTTTATGGAGCGACTATGACCCCGATTAAAGAATTAGGCGAATGCGTTATCGGTACCGGTGACCGGGAATTCTTTTTCCGGCCGTCGTTTCGCAACATGGCGCGAATCGGTGAGCCAGAGGAAATTGTCCAGGCGTTCTATGACCTGTGCAATGATGAGGCGACGCCATTCGTGCGGCGCGTATCTGAGGCCTATATCCGCGATGAGTACAGCCGAATTCCTGATTGCGTCCTGCGGTTTATGCAAAGCGGGCTTCTGTCACGCAAGGCGGTCATGGCCGCGCATACGGTCCTGACAGCATGTTGTGACGATGATATCGGCGATTTGGTTGGATGGATGAAGCCGGGGAAATCACGCAAGCGTGGCTTCGTCTGGCGCCCGGGCAGCATGCCGCCGGAAAGCATGGTCATCGTCGCGCAAAACCTGATGATGCACGGCATTATCGGCAAAGCGAAGGTGCGTAAGCTGCAGCGTTACGAAACGAACGAGACAACCGCAGAATTCCGCGCTGCCGACTACATCATGGCGGCCCGCAACCATTTCGGCATAAGCCGGGAAGAGGCCGAGAACCTCACAATGACAGAGTTCGCCATGATGATTAACGCCAAATACCCAAATCAGAACGGCTTCACGCGCGAAGAATACAACACGGTCATGGACGAAGACGATCGCCGCTGGCAGGCGATGATGGAAAGTCAGGCAAATCATTAAGCGAGAAATTAGCAATTCGTGCTATTGAAAAGTTTTTTCACATTCATTCTGGTTCACCATGGTTAATCACATCTCATCATAGTTAATGATAGATAACTTATCGTAAATGGATGAAATTTATAGCCTATTTACATGAGCGTCCGCAGGCGATTTAATGACTCCAGCAGGCGCTCTTTAACAATTAGTTGTGAGTTTTACTTTTCGTCATCCAGATATCCCATGCGTCTACCAAGTATTGCTGCAAGTCTCCTGGCGTGCTCTTCACCTTCGCGCAGGATTTCCGCCGTGAACGGATCTTTTTTCGCAAGAGTGGTTAAGAATATTTCTTTTTCTTCAGGCGTTGAGGTGGCATTAAAAGCAGCCTGAGTTGAGTCGAAGTCAACCAGATCGCTTTCAGAAATAGCCTTATCGGTATCAAGCGCCTCTTGAAGTATCTGAACGATCTCTGAGTTCATTGACCTGCCGTTGGCCTTGGCGCGCTCAGCTATTGCTTCACGCATTCCTGAGGGCAGCCTTACGTTAAACCTGTCCATTTCTTGGCTAGGGAATCTGCTCATAAGTCCTCAAATTTGCAATTATGACGACAAACAATAGCACCAACTTGACATCGTTTAAAATGGTGCTAAATTGGTTGTAGAACCAAGTTGACACCATAGAAGGAGATAGTAGATGCAAGACGTACTCTATACCGGCCGCAAGAACGACAGTTTCCAGCTTCGTCTGCCAGAGCGAATGAAGGAGGATATCCGGCGCTTAGCTGAAATGGATGGGATTTCGATTAACTCTGCAATTGTGCAGCGTTTGGCAAAAAGCCTGCGTGAGGAGCGCATGAATGGTCAGTAAAAACAGCGAAGCCCCATTGGCGGCAACCTTTGGGGCTTCTATCGAAAATAACCGCGAAGGAAATATCGACATGAACAGTGTACAGAACAAAGAGCTAAGTTTCCACAATACCAATTTTTCATATATGGAAATGGGCGGTCAGGTCTGGCTTACGGCTGCTGAGGTTGGTCAGGCTCTGGAGTACGCTGACGATAAAGCCGTGCAGCGCATCTACTCACGCCATGCTGATGAATTTACAGCACAAATGACAGGGGTGGTCAAACTGACCACCCCTTCAGGAAAGCAGGAAGCGCGCGTTTTTTCTCTGCGTGGCGCCCATCTTGTAGCGATGTTTGCTCGCACGCCAAAGGCCAAAGAGTTCCGCCGCTGGGTGCTGGATATTCTGGATCGGGAAGTGGCGAATTCGCCGATTGCGAAGCAGTTCAGTGATGATGAGCTTTGCTCTTTGGCATGGTTATGGCGGGCCAGCGACGTCATGCTCAAAGCCTGCAATAGCGTCACACCTTTACTGAGAGTGGCAGAGCATCGCCAGGCAGGACACTTTCATTCGATCGGTCAGGAGTATCCGAGATCGATTAACAAGGCAAGAGAAGTGCTTAAGCGCGAGACAGCGCATATCGAATTTCACCCATGGAAGGATGATAACTGGAGCAGGGTATTACCGCACCTGCGTCAGGATATGTTGCAATGATGCAAAAAGAAAAACCGCCAGTTGGCGCTGGCGGCTATCACTAACATACATAGAAGGCAAACTCTATGAATTCGATTATCAAACATTTTGAGTTTAAGTCAAGTGAAGGTATGGGTGTAAGCATTGATGCAGCCCGCTTCAAAGGAAAGCCTGTGTTTCTTGCGGTGCCGCTCGCAAGAGCATTGGGATACACCAACCCAGCAGATGCATTGAAAAAGCATTGTAAGTCGCTGATTAAACTTAATTATAGCGAATCGCGAGAATTGGGGTTCGGTGACAACCCGCGGGGCATTCAACTTGCTGGTCAGGCGGATGTATTTCGCCTCATCATGCGCAGCTCACTCCCTTCAGCTGAACGTGTTCAGGATTGGGTATGTGAAGAGGTGCTCCCGGCGCTGATGGATACGGGAACTTACAACATTTCGAGGGACAAGACTTCATCCGGACTTCCTGAGTACCGTCTTGCCAAAGCCGAACAGCTTAAAGCTCAGGCGCTGGAGAAAAACATCGCATCAGCTCGGGAGTTGATGTCAATGTTCCCGCGGCTTGGTGAATCGGCTAACCAGGTGATCGTTGCCACCCTTGTTAACCCACTTCTCGGTCACGAAGTTGTGCCACTGCCGGCGATTGAAGAGCATTACTCAACGGCGGGTGAAGTGGCAGCGCAGCTCGGTTGCACTGCGAACAAGATCGGTCGCGTGGCCAATAAACACAACCTGAAAACTGAGCAGTACGGCAAGTTCTTTCTGGATAAGTCGAGGCACTCGGATAAGCAGGTTGAGGCTTTCCGGTACAACGCCGAGGGGGTTCAGGCACTTCGCCATCTGATTAACGGTGCTGATGTTGCCTAACTGCCTGATAATAAATCGAAGCACTAATTAGTGCTTTGGTCTCTCAAACCCGCTTAACTGCGGGTTTTGTCGTTACCGCTAGATGGTGAAAAAATGAATAATAAAATAAACGGCATTGTGGATGTAGGTGAAAAACAAGAGAGTCCAACCCCAGGCGAGCGCGCGGAGCTTGGTGATATAGGGGCCGATATTAAGTCCATGGAAAACAGGATTGTTGACCAAATGGACGAAAACCAGAAGTGGCTGGTTGGCCTTTTGGTGTCGGCAATACTGGTGCCTTTGTTCATCGCGTTGGTTACTAAGTAGCGCGGCGGCGGGTTTTGTCGTATCGCTTCCCCTCTGCTACGATTGCCGCATCATTTACTGATGGGGATAGGGATATGGTAAGTCGTTTTTATATGTTCATTTTAGCTGCTATTTTTTTGCTAACTGGTTGTGATAACAAACCGGATGCCCCGTTTGGATTCAAATGGGGGCAAACTATCCAACAGACAATAGATCAAAAACTTGCAGGCACAAAAGTCAATAACACAGGGTTTGTCGGTTTTATAAGTGCTGACACCGCACCAAAACCTGCATCTTTTGAAGGTCGATATTTTCTTGGTTTTATGGGGGGACTCGGGTTAACAAGCGTCTCATTCTCAACTCCTGTAGATGCTAATGGGTACTTTTTTAACCAAGGAAGGAAAGTTTACGGTGATATGTCTCAGAAGCTTGAGCAAAAATATGGTAGCCCAGTTGAAATTAAAGAAAAGGTAAGCCGTGATGGGGCAGATTTCTATGAATGCATAAAAGATGAGTCGTGCGGCACATGGCAAAGAAAGTATCAGAAAGATGGCATGACAATCACCTTAAACGTTGAACCTTCACCAGGACGGTTAATGGATGCAATGTCAAAAGGGTATGTAAGTGTGCGGTATGAGTTTGTGTCAAAAGAAGAACTGGATAAAGAAGTAAAGAGATATAAAGATAAAAAAGAATCCAACAATTTCTGATTCATGGTTCTAACAAAGACCTCGCTTCGGCGGGGTTTTTTATTGCCCGGAGATAGCAAATGGCTGAGAACGCTGGCGGCATTTATTACGATATTGAAATGGACGTGCAGGGCTTGCTTGTAGCGCAACAGCGCGTTAATCAACGCCTCGATCTGATGGAACGTGGTTTCGATAGCACTACGCGCGCCGTGAATAACACTGAGCGCTCTATGTCCAGCCTGTCAGGCGTAGCCGTTGCTTTGGCCGCTGCTCTTTCTGCGAAGCAAATTTCCGAATATGCAGATGCCTGGGCAACTGTAAATAACAAGCTGGCTAACTCACTGCGGCCTAACGAGCAACTTGCTGATGTAACAGAGCGCGTATTCAACATTACTCAGCAAACTCGCAGTAGTTTAGATGCAACGGCATCCCTCTACGCAAGACTGGAAAGGGCAACCAGGCAGTACGGGACCAGCGCAGATGATCTGGCGAAGTTAACCACAATCATAAACCAAGGGTTTGTTGTATCAGGGGCAACGGCGCAAGAGGCCGAGAACGCGATTATTCAGTTGTCGCAGGGCCTTGCTTCTGGAGCTTTGCGCGGCGAGGAATTCAACTCTGTAAACGAACAGGGTAACCGTCTTATTGTCGCTCTCGCTGACTCCATGGGAGTTAGCATCGGCGAAATGCGGAACATGGCTGCGCAGGGCAAGTTAACAACCGACGTGGTTGTTAATGGGCTTCTATCCCAAGGAGCAGTGATCGGGAAAGAGTTCGCCAATACAACGACGACGATCAGCCAGGCGCTGCAGGTTGCTGGTAACAACGTAACTAAATTCTTTGGCGAAAACTCTACCGTAAAAACTGGCGCCGCTATTTTTAATGATGCAGTTGTGACTGCAAGTGAAAACATAGACGTTCTGGGCGCTGCATTAACTGCAGCAGCAGCAATTATGGGAAGCCGCTATGTCGGCGGATTGACAATGTCTGCTGCCTCTCAGATCCAGTCTGCTTTGGCGGCCCAGCGTCAGGCCACTGCCAATGCCCAGGCCGCTCAGTCTGCGCTAATAGCTGCTACGTCAGTGAAGAGAAAGGCGGTTGCAGACAAAGAGGCGGCTTTGTCCTCCCTTGCCTTAGCGCAGGCAGAATATAATGTGGCCAAGGGTAGCGCAGCTGAAATGCTTGCGCTGGATGCATTAATTGCAGCTAAATCAAGAGCAAGTGCAGCATCATTGTCTTTGGCGCAGGCAGAAACTGCACAAGCCGCGGCATCTGCACGAGCAGCAACTGCAGCAAGTGCTGCCTCGGTAGGTATAGGCCTTGCTCGTGGAGCGCTTTCTTTGATTGGTGGTCCTGGTGGCGCAGCCATGCTGGCAGCATCAGCCATTTTCTACTTCTGGCAGAAAGCTCAACAAGCCAGAGAGGAGGCGCTCCGCTTTGCCGATAGTCTGGACAAAGTAAACGCCTCAATGAAGGCGATGAATAATACCCAGCTCAGGGGCACCATCGCCGATGCTAACGAGTCTATTAGAGCGCAGAAAGATGAAATTTCCGATCTGCAAGCAGAGGTTGACTCTTTAAGTTCTAGATATCGTAATTTCACCCCAGAAGCTCAAGCTGTAGCTGAATCATTGGGCCAAGGTGCTGATTTTGCCCGTCAGCAGGCTGAGGTTTCTGACCAGTTAGCCAAGAAATCAAGGGATCTTGCCAACGCTCAAGATAAGTTGGCGCAAACTCAGGAAACTGCAGCTGAAGCCAACAGAACATTAACAAACAACATGCTCACTTCAATGGGTGTGCATGATGGGCTGATCCAAAAGGGTTGGTCACTTGAGCAGGTGCAGAGCGCGGTTGCGAAGGCTTTCGGCAACACTGCTGATGAAATAAACCGAGCAAATCAGGCTGGACAAAACTTCAACCCCAAAGCGCTGCAGGTTTCTCCTCCTACCGCTGATGGCGACAAAGTAATTCTTAACCTCGAAGAGCAGAACGAGTTACTGAAAATTCAGGATGAACGCCAAAGAGCAGTGACAAAAGCCAGGATGCAGGCGGCGAAGGTTACTGACAACCCAAACCAGATATCAAAAGCTGGCGATCTGGCTGGAGAAAACTACGACCTTCAGAAAGCAGAAGAAGCCCGTCATGAGGCTCAGAGGAAGGGAGAGCAGCAAGATAAGCGTTCAGCATCAGCTGCAGAATCAGTAGCGCAAAAACTGGACAAGTTGCGTGCCGTACAGAACCTATCTACTGAGTCAGTTGAGAAGCGCCGCATTCAGGAGGCTGGATTGCGCGCCGAACAGTCACTAGGGAGTGGGGCAACTCAAAAGCAACTTGAAGAGGCGAGGGCGTTAGGAGAAGCAAACGAGCGAGCGGCTATATCCATCCAGAAGCGCAAAGAGGCTGAGCAGGGACAGAAGTACGCCAAGCAGGAGATAGCTTCCGCGCAAACTACTGTTGATCCTTCAACTGGACAGGCAGTTGATCCACTGGCACAGATTAATTTGCAGGAGCAACAAAAACTTGACGCCCTAGCTAAGTACCAGGAAATTGATAAGCAAAACACCAAACTGTACGAGGACGCTAAAACTGCAATCATGCAGCAGGCCTCTTACCAACGTCAGGCCATCCTTCTGCAGGAGCAACAGACCTATCAGCAGAATGTCAGTTCGCTTTTAGGAGAATCGTCGAATTTTGCTGGCTCCCTGGCGGATGCGATAGGTCAAGCAGCAGGGAAGTCGAGTGCGGCATATCAAGCGCTTTTCGCTATTAGTAAAGGGTTTGCGATTGCACAGGCGTCCTTGAATCTTCAGACCGCTATCAGTAATGCCATGGCTATCCCGTGGCCCGCCAATATTCCTGCTATAGCGCAAGCATTGTCTGCTGGCACGCAGATAGTTAGCGCCATAAGCGGAATAAACTATAGTGGCGGACGTAAGAATGGTGGCTCGGTATCACCTGGTAATGTTTACCCTGTAGGCGAAGGAAACCTTCCGGAACTCATGCAGACCAGCAAAGGCCTTTTCATGATACCGGGTGATGGTGGGAAGGTATTCAGCAACAAGGATGTGACAAGCGGATCGCCGCGTATCAAGAAGGCATCGACGGGTAGTGAATACCAAAGCCAGAGTAACGGCGACAGCGGTTCAGCTGGACCTCAGTCAACGAGGCCAATAGAGATCAATATCCAATTCTACGACCAGACCACTGGCGGGCAACATTCATTTGCAGCCCAAGCAGTGCAAGAAGGTAATGTGGTGACGGTTGATGCGTTCTTAAAGGATCTTGACCGTGGTGGACCGATGACATCTGGTATGATGGATAGGTTCGGACTTTCCATGAAAGCCAGTGGGTCCTTCTAATTATGAGATAAAAGGAAATGCCATGTCTTCTTTCATTTGCTTTTCTACGGATGAATTCGCGGTTGTAGCGACGGATACTCTTGGTGTGGATGCCGAAGGGAATCCCTTTATCCTTACCAATAAAGCGACATATCTACCAACTATAAAAACGATTATATGCGGCACAGGAATGGGTGGATTTCATTCCCGCTGGGCGGAATTTGTAAACAGCCGCATGATTTTATTAGACGTGGATAATCTTGATTACCATGCTCCATCCACACTAAAGGATATGTGGGAGGAGTATAAGAAGGAATACAACGTAGGTGATGAGTGCACGGTCACCATCTATCATGTTGGAATATCTCAGTCATCGGGAAGAATAAAGAGATTTGCCTACCGATCTTCAGAATGCTTCAGGTCAGAGGAAATAACTCATGGTTGGTTTTACAAACCAGAGTGCTCAGTCCCTGACGGGGAAGACATCTTGGGAATTATCAAGGCAATGATGTTTGAACAAAGGGCAATACAGGATGCAATGCCAAGTGCTGAAAGAGTTTATATTGGCGGGCAAGTTAACGTCATAATCCTTGAGAAAGATAGCGTTAGGCTCATGACTATAGCCGACTTCCCTGACTTTTCATCGGTGATCAACAAGTTGTTTTAACTTGTAACTGCGCTTACTAAACCAAACCCGCTCCGGCGGGTTTTTTAATGCCCGGAGGAAACGTGGCAACAGTTCAATACCCTCCGTTCCTGCCGCTTCCCCAGCGCGCCGATCAGAACATGACGCAGGATACAGCCTGGCAGACGACGCATACGGCAGTCGGCCCATTGATAATCACGCCGATTACCACGGACCTGAAAGCAACCTGGACGCTGCAGTGGATATTCACGCTTGCCCAGGCCGAGCGGTTTAAGTCGTGGCTGCGCTCGCCGACATACTGCGACCGCGGGCGTAACTGGTTCCAGATGCCGATCGACCTCGGTGATACGCAGGGCGTTCAGCAGCAGACGCTGCATTTCGTCGACATGCCGGTGCAGACCAGCAAAAACGGCAACATTGTCACCTGGAGCGCAACGGTCATCAGCAACGGTATCGAGGACATTACCGAGGACTATGACGACTGGATCGTAGAGGCCCAGCCAGGCTACGGATACTGGCTGGATTACCTGATCACCGAAGTTATGCCGAGGGCTGACTGATGCCGACATTGAGAGAGTGGAAGGAGCGCCGGCCGGCGAGCGACATCAAACAGACGGTGGAGTTTTATCACCCTGCGTTTGGTTATTACCGGGTGGTCAATAACCTGTTTCGCCCGGCGACGTTTGGCGGCAACTCATTCGAGCCTGCGCGGTTCAGCGTGACCGAGCCGGCACAGGACGGAACGGCGGTGATATCCATGACGATCACCTTTGTCGCCGCGACGGAGCATGTCCGGCAGACACTGAAAAGCTGGCGCGGGGCGGCGCGCATGACGCCGATAAAGTGTCTGTATCAGCAGTGGAATGCGATTGGTGACACGGCATCACTGAAAGACTGGACGCTGTATGTGAGTGACATCTCTGCTGACGCAAACAATGTGACGGTTGACGCCGGGTTCACCAACCCTTTGACGCTCGCCAACCCGATTATTTACACAACAGAACTTTATCCCGGACTGAAAACTTCATGACGCAAGACGAATTTATCCGGCTTGTTACTGGCAAGCCGTGGGCTAACCGCTCCTGCAGTTTTGGATCGATGGATTGTTGGGCGCTGGTTGTTCTGTATTACCGGCATGTGCTGGGACTTGAGTTACACCATATTCCAGCGTATGAAGCCGGGGCTGACTTCATTACTTGCCATGAGCAGGAGGTGGAGCACTGGCGAACGATACCAGCAGCGGTGTCGGGTTGCATTGCGGTTTTCTATCGTGGTGAAGTCCCGGCGCATATTGGCGTAATGACAAGCCCCGTTAAGTGCCTGCATTCCCGTGGGGAGTTTGGTTTCGTGCGCAGCGACAACCCGCTGGCGCTTCTTAAAGTATACAGCCGCGTGGAGTATATGGTGCATGGTTCGATATGAATTACAGCGCCTTCCTGGCGCGCCAAAGCAGCGTGGAGTTGCGGAGGAAGGAACGCCGCTAGCTGAGTTACTTGATTCTCTGAATTTGCACAATGACGTGGTAGTTAAGCTTAACGGCAGAGAGCTTGATGACGACTTCGAGATAACTTATCCGCTGTGCAGAAATGATGTAGTCCTTATATTCGACCAGCCAGAGGGTGGGGTAGGGAAACTGATCAACACCATATTACGACCGGTCACAAAAATTCTCTCTGGCGCAATGAAATTGCTCGGTCTTGCACCAAAATCCGGAGGCGTTTCTGTTGCAACTGGAGAGTCGCCCAACAATGATGTCACCCAGCAGACCAACCGGGCCCGTCTATATAAAGGGAGGCCGAATATTTATGGTCAAGTACGAGCCTATCCAGACCTCATACAGGAATCGATGTTTGAATACATCAGTAATAATAAAATGGTTACAGAGTGGATGGAGATAGGCTATGGACACTACAATATTTCATCAGTACGTTATTCCGAATCTTCTCTGGTAGCTATGGCCGGCGCCAGCTATGAAGTTTATCATCCAGGCACGGTAATCCCAGAGATTATTCAGGGATATGCCTTTGACGATGTTGATGGGCAGGAGCTTCCCGGCACCAACGAGCAGACATCAAATATCGTTAATCAAGCCACGACGAATAATTTGCTGGCTGGTAGTTTCGCTGGAGGCCAGTTTTATGCAAAAATTGAAAAACAAAATGAGTTTGATGTTTTCTATGACTCTCCAAAACCATTTTCGGTCACTATCACTGTAAATGTGTCATATAATACAGCCAGTGGGCTGGTAACAAAAAACATCAATGTATCTGCTAGTTTGTTTAACTCTGCGCTATCAGATGACGGGACACTTATCGATCCGCAACAATTCTATGAGTTTTGGTTTAACTATTTGTCTGGTCCAGACTTTGAGGGATTGCCAGCAGACGCCACGGTAAACAGCACTCTTTTCACGCTGACTCAGTATTCGACTATTGCGGTTGGGCCATTTTTTGCGGCGCTCCCTGGTGATCAGCTTTGGGTGCACCTCTACGCGAATGAAGCTGGCGGATATGACGGGCCTGCCCGTATCACATGGTGGCAGGTCGACACCGATAACAACCAGATACCCGGTACCGAAGAGAGCATTGATGTAAACGTGCACAACGATGGAGGCAATCAGGATTACATTTACCGGACATACAAAATAACACCTGTGGCGGGTTTTGGACGTTATGCCTTTAGAGCTGAGCGAACCAATAACTCGGCCAGCAACTCAGTACTGTATTTGTCCGGCGCGCATGCTGTAACCATCCGTAAAAACGTAGTATATACCGATGACACAATTGTCAGGGTCACTGTCAGACAGACGGAAACACAGACTGTAGCGTCAGATCGTAAATATAACTGTCTGGTGCAGAGGAAGGTCATATCATGGACGTCAAGCGGCATTGACTTTGCATTGCGGCCCAGCAGGTCATTTGCTGACGCCGTACTACATGAGTGGGTGATCATTGGCAAACAGGATCCATCCAGGCTTGATTTACCTTCGCTTTACGCCATTAAAGACTCGCTGCCAGATGCTCAGCTTGGTTATTTTGACTGGACATTTTCTGATGAAAATCAGCCGCTAGGTGAGCGAATACAGACTATCTGTAACGTAGCTCGCGTTAGTTTTAACTGGATCGGTGATGTTCTTACGTTCTGGCGTGATGAAAGGGTTTCTAACCCAGATGCGGTTTTCGCCCGTTCGAATATGTTCTGGGAAGATTACAAGTTGTCCTGGAAAATGTCTTTACCTGGTGGGTATGACGGCGTGACGCTCGACTACGTCGACCCTTCAACTAACAAAAAGACCTACATATACCTAAGCGTGGGCACCTCCGGAATAAGTGAAGTTTCCGACGCTACTGTTAACGCGATGCAGATCAGCCTGGACGGCTGCCGGAACGCCACTCAGGCAACCGACAGGGCCTGGCTTGAGGCGAGGAAAATCCTTTACTCACGCCTGACCATGACGGTGAAAGTGCTGGAGTCGACGCAGGTGGTGCGAGGTACGGTGGTTCAGTGTCCGGACATGTACGACAACGCGCAGCAGACTGGATACATCACCGGGCGCTCCGGGGATGTGTTCTCGACGTCAGAGCGTATCGACTTTTCTCTCGGCGATATGTGGGTGGTTATGACCGACAGCCTCGGCAATTACCGCGGTCGCTGGCGAGCCTATCCGGTAAGCGGCAAAGCCCAGGCATTTCAGGCTGCAGCCGATACCTTCGATCTGAACATTTATGACCGTAACACGGCACAAAACCCCAGCCGGTATTTCATCGCTACCGACTCGGAACTGAACTCCACAATCTGGCGCGTCGACAGCGCCAAACCCAACGGTGACGATACTCAAACGCTTTCCCTAACTGAGTATTCAGACTCTATTTATCCGTAACACACAGCAGCAATTACCAATCTTCGCGCACACCATCAGATTCATGTCTGAGGGCATCGTGCGCCTTTTATAGGACGATATGCCAATGGCAAATGTACCGTTACCTACTCCAACCGATAGTCCTGTACCCAGCACTGATATTCGTGACGCAGTTTATGCTGGCGCCATGTTGGATAAGGTTGTCACCAGTACAGATCTGAAATATACAGACCGGCTTGGAGGTGAGCACTACACCGTCGACGGAATGAAGGCTGAAGGGGACAGAGTCGTTGAGGAGACGCGGCAGAACTTAATTCCTCTAAGCCGGCAGTATATGACCCTGGCAGCGGCGCAGGCGGATATCGCAAATATCCCTGAAGGTAGCACCACTTATGTACGTAGTGCAGACGGTAATTCGCTTGCTGACGAGTACATCAACAACGGCGGTACTCTTCAGGCTACCGGGCGTAAAATGCCGTCTCGGGAAGCTGTTGGCGAAGCAGAAACAAAACCACAATTTCTGTCGAGGGAGTTACGCTCTACAGAAACGTTTCATTCGTCCGTGATAAGGACCAGCAACTGGACCAATGCCACCACAAGTACATGGGCGGTAGGATCTACATCTGATGGTCGAGTTTTTAATTTTATCGAGATGTGGGTTGATGGCGTAAGCAATATAGATAGCCTAAAAATCAGCGTTTATTCTCGGTCGACTGATGGGGCATCCGTCTTTCCCGGGGCTGAGGGCGATAAACTACTGCTTTCAAAAACTGTCAGTATGGGTGACGTTGCGATTAAGTCAGCTATTGCAACGGGCTATCAGCTTATCCGTCTTGTTTTTGATGATATAGCGGTGCCTACCGGCAAAACTGCGCTTTTCGTGGTTCAGCCGTTCGATGCAAGCGGCAATCCAGTTTATATGGGAAGTGGGCGTAAGGACATTCCCAATAGCGAGACTGCGGCGTTGTCAAACTCCCTTGGTGGTTTCTGGATGCCCGTTGATCAGTCGGGGTGGAGGCTCGCTACCATTCCCGGCACATCCTTATATCGAATAGCCTACCAACTGGGCTACGAGAACCATGTTGTAACCCGTTCACCGACTGGAGATCGGGCCGTTGTCGGTGGCGCGGCTCCTAACTCATCAAACTGGACCGTTACCACCGCAACATCCAGCCAGTTTTACGGCTGGGCGGTTGCGATAGATGGTGCGGACTTTAACTGCATAACACTGCGGCATAGCAACCTGTCACATGTGGCAAGGATTCATTATCGGGTTGTCGCACGGCGAGCCGCAGATGCGGGGTCTACCGCGATGCCCGGTGTCGCTCCCGGAGATATTCAGGTCTATTCGGGGGTGGTCACGCCCGATGCCGGAGACGACTATTTCCGTGATGTAGATTACCTGGTCCCTGTTAAAATTCCCGACGGGTATTTCGCAATTCTCGTAGTATACCCCCAGGATGCGGACGGGGGGGTGGCTTTTATGGGGACTATGTCTCACGATTACAGCTTGTGGGGGGAGACTCCGCCAACCGGTTATTATCTAGGGGCGTCCATCCGGAAGCTGGAAAATATCTGGGCTTTTATCAACGGAAATGCGGGGATCGGGTATGTGCTGAGTAACGTGGCCGAACAGGGCGTACTTGACGCGACAGAGGTCCACTCCCGTGAGATTGCTGAGCTGGCTGCGGAGGTTTCGACTGCCGAAAGGCAAGCTATAGAGGCGGGTGCAGGGTCGCTGATTCGTCCATACGGTAGCGATAAGTTCGGCTATAAAACGCAGACCCTTGGCGCTACTTTCTTCCGATGGGCATACCCGGTTCCCGTCGACATGAAAACCCTTTATTCCCTGGATGTGTGGCTAGATGGTGTTGTGCTCAATCATTCTCTTAAAGTGACGGTTTATGGTCGTTCCCTGTCAGAGAAAACAAATTCTACTGCGCCGGGAGCGTTGAGCGGCGATATCGTTTTACACCAGGATACCTTACTGGATGTGGCAAAAGACGACCGCATGCAGAAAATAACACTCCCTTTTGATTTGAGCATACCCGGTGGGTCTTTCCCCATTGTTGCGGTCGAGGCTTTTCTTCCTGATGGCGAGATCGGGTATTTAGGGGCCGGAGCGGCTATTTACACATCCGGCCTGCCAGTGATCGGCCAGAGGGGGTGGTACAGCCGCAGGGGGATTAACGATGGCGCCTGGTCACTAATCAGTGACGGCCAGGTGGCGACCGTAGCCTTTGCGGCCCGTTATGACGATGGTTTTAACGCCAGAAAAGAAGTATCGGTCCTCAGCGGTCGTATTAATGCCTTGCCAGAATCGAGTCAGCCGGGAATGTTGCCGAAATGGTCCCCTGTCGTAACCCAGGACGGTCTTACCCTTGATTTTACCGGGTCATCCGTAGTGGTGGACAGGGTCAGCTATCCTTTCGCCGGCACGGTAACTCTTGATAGTACGCCGCTTGAATACGGCCCCGTTAACAACTATACGCTGAGGCCGGCCGCGGCTAATTCGCAGTGGCCATCGAACCCCAACGCCTGGATCGGCCGCAAGCGAGTGAGTAACGTTGTTGTGACGGACGTTGCAACCGGAAACACACTAACCCCGGGCGTTGAATACAACGTTGACGGGTATGGCGGGAAGTTACGCGGTCTCACTACGGCGACGTACACCGTCAACATGACCTTGAATTACCTCAACGAACGTTACGACTTGATCCAGATAGACCCAATTACGCTTGAGCTGAGTGTTGTCAAAGGTACCATTCGCATCTTCGACGTTCAGGAATATCGCCCTGCAGTACAGGCAGGAAAGGTACCTCTGTTTTACGCGCTTGTTGCAGGAAGCACGGTTGAACTGGAGCCGGTATATCGCTGGCCGGAGACAGGGTACGACCTGCAGGGGAACACCGATGCGGATCTGCTTCGCCTGCATAACCGTCGGTGCCTCCAAAAGACGCTTGCAAGGTTGAACCAGGGCAAACCCATTACTCTTTTAGGCTATGGCGACTCAATCACAGCCGTTTCCAATATCGCCAGTCCCGACACCACCCCAAACGGCAGCACCCGCGATTTGCAACGTATCCTGCAGGGGTATGCAACCGATACGCTGACAAACTTTTATCCCGCTCAGGACTGGGGTGACGGAGGTGGTGCGGTACATGTGAAGATTGGCTGGAACTGGCGACTGAAAGAGTGGATGGAGAGCACTTTTGGGGTTGAGGTTAATTATCAGAATCTTGGCGTTTCCGGCACAAACTCATCGTCGGGGGCAGGTAGTACCCGACTGAACGCAGCGAAAGCCACGTCCCCACATGTTGCTGTTGTGTGTTTTGGTATGAATGACAATGCAGGGAGCACCCTCTACAGCAACCTGATGACGATCATAGCGGGCCTCAAATCCGTCGGTTCTGATGTTGTTTTGATGCCAGTGCCCCGAACTCCATCTCACGAAGATGGCCGTTATACCTTGGACCAGTGGCGATACATGAACAGTCAGGTTTATCGCGCCGCGATGGACGGGGGGGCTGCATATGTTCCGGCCAACTGGTTGACGGATGATAACAGCCGTGGAGGGATGGGTATTGTACCCACATCGCTATGTGGTTCCGACCTCAGAAACCACCCTGGAGGGTATGAGTTCAGCGTTTATGGCAAAGCGCTGGTGAATACTTTCTGTTGATGAGATTGTAAGGTAGTAAGCGAGCAGAATAAATCTCTGATACTGGCATATTGCGGCTGTCATGAAAATTGATAGCCGCAGCCTCTTTGATCTGCCTCCTGAATGAAATTACTGTATGCATGACCAGTATTTCAGGAGGGCAGATCATGCTTCGACAGTCGGATATCGCCGATAAGACGCCGGACCATAGCGAAAACAGGCTGTGGATGATGGCCAATATGGGGAGGGTTCTGTAATGGGCTTTCCATCACCCGCGACGGACTACGTCGAGCAGCGACTGTCCGTTAACTCGATCTGCAATGTCGGGCCTAACACTCGTGTTTTCGAAAGGGATGGCGGTTATGTTGTGCTGGATATTTCCCTGAAGCCAAAGCAGGGTAGTCAGGTTCTGATCCAGCACGGCGGCGGGACGGAGCTTGCCACGTTGAGAGGGAGGGCGCTGATTACTGAAGACGGCGAAGCGATTGAAGGCGAGGCTCTGGATGATGTCACTGTCGCCGGCGTCGTGACGCATATCATTTGTGATGTGCGAAGCGATAGCCTGGCGATTTAAACATGAAAGAGTGGTGCGCACCGTAACTACAACAAGTATGTCCGCAGTTATGGTGCGATACATTGCGGATTGAGTAAACGGCCAGTGTTCATTTCTGGATAGCTGCTCGCAGATTTTGGCATCTCAGGAGATGGCGCAGATGGAACCTGACCCTGGAAGAGTTCGCGTAATGGCTTACTCGCCTTCGCGTCCATCGATGTAATCAGCCCACCACTGCATCATCTCCCTGCGTTTATCCAGATACTGAGCATGGTTGTAAATTCCACGGATTGACCCGCTGGCGGTGTGCGCGAGTTGTTTTTCAATCGCGTCCGCTGGCCAGCCATGCTCATTCATTATTGTGCTGAACTGATGGCGGAATCCGTGCCCGCTCGCCAGCCCCTCATAGCCAATCTGCCTGATAACTAATAATACGGCATTCTCGCTGATGGGCTTTTTCTTATCATTCCGCCCGGCGAACACAAAAGAGGAAACGGGGCTTGTGATCGGTTTGAGAGTATTCAGGAGATTTATTACCTGATCTGACATCGGAACCACATGGACACGGCGCCCCTTCATTACTTCTTCGTCGATGGTTATCATCCTGTTTTCAAAGTCGACGTTTTCCCATTGCATAGAACGGAGTTCTTTTGTACGCAGCGCAGTATATTGCAAAATCTGTGTGGCAATTTTCGAAATAATACTTCCGGAAAAGCCAGATAGTGCATTATTGAATGCTGGTATCTGATCGGCAGGAAGGAAAGGGTAGTTTTTCTTTCTGTATCCCTTCATGGCATCAGCAAGGTCAGGAGCCGGATTATATTTGGCCCTGCCTGTAACAATCGCATACCTGAATACCTCACCACATCTTCTTCTGGCTTTATTTGCCCTCTCCATTGCCCCGCGCTCTTCAAACCTCCGGATCACCTCCAGTATCTGCATCGGCTCAATATCCTGTATTTCCAGATACCCGATCATTGGCAGAATATCGTCACGGAACATGCGAGAAAGTTCATCCGCATATCCTTCTGACCAAACCTGCCGCTTGTGGTCGTACCATTCATGATAAATAGCTGAAAATGAATTGTCCTTCACAGACAACTTTTTGGCCTTAACCGGATCGACCCCGACAGAAACATCCTTCCTTGCAGTCCACGCTTTATCCCTGGCTTCCTGCAATGACATGAGAGGGTATTTTCCCACAGTCAGCACCTTCTCTTTGCCGTCGAGCTTATAGCGCAACTGCCACACCTTTTTGCCAGACACCGGAACGTACAGGTACAGGCCATTGCTGTCGAGCATTCGGTAGGGTTTGTCTTTAGGCTTGGCGGCCTCTATCTGCTTAACAGTGAGCAT